GCCTCTAAAGATGGTACATACATCAATGGTTCTTTGGTTATTAACACTGGTGAGTTTTCAGAAATTGAAGTTAGGGTTTTCGTAGGCGAAAAAAATAAAAAAGGAACAGTTAAGAAAGCCTTTGAAGTGCTACAAAAATTCGTTAATGAAGAAGTATTGACACAAGCCACATGTACAACTGATGAAGATCGTGAAAGCGTTGCAAAAGTAAGGATTTCAGGACAGAAGACATACACCCCTCGTTTTGATGAAAATATTTTCAAGATTAATGAGGAAGTAAAAACTAGAGTAAATATCGACTTAGGGTTTGGTAATATCTCAATTGATTATTCAATTAAACCCGAAGATTATAAAGCTGGATTCGATGTTGAGATGTTTGTAACTTCTGTTAAGGAAGAAATGAAACAAGATGAAGCAACAGGTCGAACAATTGTAAGTGGTTGGACTCCAGTATATGGTGGAAAAGTCATTCCAATGGAGGTTGTTGCAGGAATTATTGTAGATGATGATGGAGAAGAAAGCGATTTTGGATCTGATATTCTTGACCAAATTGAAGAGGGTATGACAATTGATGTATGGGGAGATATCAATTATAAATCCATCATCACTAAAACTACAAAAGGTGGTGGATTAGGAAAAGCAAAGGTTGAGGAGGATGTAGAACGTATCAATGAATTAACTATCTTTGGTGCTGAAATTCAGGAGGACGAAGAAAAAGAATTCGATATGGAGTTAATCAAACAAGCAAAGATTGAACGAGATGTTGAAATCGAAGAGAAAAAGAATGAAAAATCATCTGACGATGGTAAAAAAAGCAAGGGGATGGGTAGTAGCAAAGGTTCAGGAGCAACTGGAGAAAAGACTAAAAGAGAACGTCCCAAGTTTTAATTGATAGGGGAGCAATCCCCTTCTCATTCTTGGAATAATATATAATAAGTAAATATTAGGGGGAAACATATTAATGGCAATATCTGATAAATTACAGGAACTACTACAGAAAAACTTTAAAGGTGATGTCCAAGTGAGTCAAGTTTCAGCAGATTTAAGAGGTAAAGTAGTTGTTATTTATGGTGGAAACAATGTTGGAAAAACATCACAATCTGCAAAGTTTAAAAACCCTATTTTTCTACCAGTTGAGAAGGGTTTAAATGCAACCAATGGTGCAATTGCATTGAAGACAGCAAATTGGAGTGACCTAAAGAAAAATGGAAGGAAATTAGCAGGTAAAGAGTTCATCCAACTATTACAAACTGGAGAACAGATCACTATTGTAGTAGATGGAACTGAACGAATCGGAACTTACTGTAAAAATTATCTATGTTCAAAATACGATGTCGCTTCAATTGGTAAAGCAAATGACGGTTATGGTTGCTGGGAGGAGTATGATAATTTAATTTGGACTTGGGTTGATTCAATAATTAGTTTGGGATATACAATCGTGTTCTTAGGACACAACAGATTAGACAAAAAGAGAGATAAATATGTTATTGAAGGCGATGAAAGGAATATTAAACCCATTAGAGATAATGCGGATATTGTATGTTATTTGGAGTCCAATGGAGTTGACGAAAAAGGAAAGGTTATTCCTTCATCAGCTTATCTAGCTGAAACTGATAGTTATTTTGCTAGAAGCCGATTTACGTATATGGATACATATATTGAAGAGTTTTCAGCAGAAAATCTTGAACGTACTGTAGTAGAGGGGATTAAAAAACAAAACAAAGCAGAAGGATATTCTGATGTTAGTTTTGAAGAGCAACAGAAAATTTATGGTAAGGTTGAAGACACATTTGAAAGTGTAGTAGATCAACTGAAAGAAATGTTTGAGAAAATGGATGAACTAGATAAAGTAGATGATTATCTTTCAGCAGTTGAAGAACATCTTGGTAAAGATGGTAGAGTTGGTGAAGCAACAGCTAAACAACTGGAAGCTCTAATTTGTATCAGAGATGATATTGAAGCTATGTTAGAAGAAGTATAGGACATAATAAAATAATAGAATAGGGAGTAGAATATTCTACTCCCTATTTAAAGTAAAGGTGATTACATGGCTGTAAAAATTATAAAAGAAAAGCCAATAAAGAAGCTAAAGTGTTTTATGTGCAAAGAATTATTCCCTAAAGATGAATTGACTGTTAAATCTTCAAAGAAGTATTGTCCAGAATGCCTAGAGATCAAGGAGGAACAATCAGTTCAAAATAAAACCGATTGGGATTTACTCTTTGAATACATATGTGAACTATATAATATTGATAAACCTACAGGTATGATGTTTGTTCAAATGAAAAATTATAGAGCAGGTTATGATTATACTAATATAGGTATGTATTATACTTTACTATACTATTATGATGTATTGGGAAATAAAGTATTAGAAGACACTGGATTAGGAATCATACCTTATTTCTATGACAAGGCAAAGAAACACTATAATAAAATGTTTAACCTTCAAGATGTAGCAGAGGATTTTGAGAATGATGAAAAATCAATCCAAATAAAAACAAAGATTACTGACAAAATAACAGTTACTAAAAGCCCTTTACCATTAAAGTTTGACTGGGAGGAACAGGATGAGAATAACTAAAAAACAAATAGAAAAATATCACGACAAAAGAACTTCTTGTCAAGTATTAGGGTGCTTAATGAAGAATCCTTTCTTGTTAAAAGATAAAAAATTAGCATTAAATACTGATGATTTTCCAAATGGATTACATCAATTAACTTATACCTGTATTTATAACCTATCACTTCAAGGATTGAACGAAGTAAGGGTTGCAGACATAGAAACATACTTAAACACTAATGATCCAAAATCTTATAAAGTTATCTTTGAAAATGAAAAGAATCTTGAATGGTTATCACAATTGTACGAAGATGGAAACAATATAAACTATGAATATTACTATACTAAACTTAGAAAATTATCACTGCTAAGAAGTTATATTGCTGAAGGCCAAGATGTCTCTGAGATGTTAAATATGGATGAAATTGACCATATAATTATAAAACAACAGCAGGAAAACTTTGAGTCTCTGTCGTTGAGTGAAATTCAGCAATATTTTGATAGAAAAAACTTTAGTGTGAAAGAGAAATTCCTAGTAAGGGATTCAACAAAACGCAGAAAAGCTGGAGATAACGCAGAAGAGTTAAGAGTAAAAATGAAAGAATCTCCCTGCTATGGATATGGACTAGAAAGTAAATACTTAAATACACTTACTAGAGGTGCGTTAAAAGGTGGTTTTTTTCTTGAAACTAGGGATAGTGGTAAGGGTAAAACGAGAGCAGCCATAGAAAGATTGCTTTTGATATGTTGTTCTCATCTTTGGGATTTTGATAAAGAGGACTTTGTTATAAATCCCAATGGACAAAACAATGTTGGATTATATATAGGGACAGAAATGAAAATCTATGAAGAGCTAGAACCTATGATGTGGGCATTTGTTAGCGGTGTCGAAGAATATAAAATTAAGGAGAATATTCTAACAGAAGAAGAAGAGACAAGAGTAGATAGAGCTATTGAGTATGTTAAGAATGCAAAGCTGTTTCTGGAAGATGAACCTAATTATGATTTAGCATACATAAGAAATACAGTAGATAGATATAAAATAAATGAAGGATTAGACGCTTTAGCCATTGATTATCTTGAATTGACCATAGCATTGACTGCTGAATATGTCCAATCAACCAAAGGGATGTCTGCTAGAGAAGATCAAGTATTACTAAGTCTATCCTCTGCCATAAAAACATTAGCTACGGATTATGATATTATCATTTTTGGATTTACACAAACTACAGATGGAGCAAGAGTAGATGGCTTTAGAGATCAAAGAGCTGTAAAAGGAGCTAGGTCATTACCAAATAAATGTGATGTAGGTATTACAGTATTTGCACCCACAAAAAAAGAACTTAATTTCATTGAACCATTAATTCATAAAGGCAAGGGATTCAATAGCAAGATTATTCCAAACATGTGCTACACGATATACAAGAATAGATTTGGGAAAATAACTGAAGAAACAAAGATATGGTGTCACCAAAACTTAGGCACTATGCAAACTATTGATTTATTCTGTACTAATAGTAATTATGAACCGATATCCATAGATAAAACAAATATCCAATTAGAAGATAAAGTCATCGAAACGAGTGATTAATAATGGACAGAGACGAATTAATGGAGTTGATGACAACAGAAGATGTTATTCAAATATTAAAGGACTTAGGCTCTGATATTCCTAGACAAGATAAGAACAATGATAATGTATTGCAGTTTTCAACGGTTTGTCATGGAGGAGATAGTCACAAACTCTATTATTATCTAGATAGTAAATTCTTCACTTGCTATACTTCCTGCGGTTCAATGAGTCTTTATGATGTAATTATGTCTGCTAATAATATTACTTTTCCAGATGCATTTGCTTATGTTTGTAAATTTAAAGACGTAACCACATTTAAAAAGATGAAGAAAGGATTACAAAAGAAAGAAGTAGACAATGATGACTTAGATTTTTTAAGACTTCATCTTTATAAAAAAGAAAAGCAATTAGTAAAACTACCATCCTATAATAATTACATATTAAATATGTTTGATAATTACTTGCCTTTGTCATGGTATAAAGAAGGAATCAATGATGAAGTAGCTGGTATTTTTCAGGTAAAGTTTTACATGAATCAATTCAAAGGGATTATTCCTCACCTAGATATTAATGGAAATTTAGTAGGGATAAGAGGTCGTAACTTTGTACAATATCAAGTGAACTCAGGCAAGAAGTATATGCCAGTCACGATTCAAGGGCTTACATATAGGTATCCAATTCACTTTAACCTTTATGGGATATTTCAGAATCAAGAAAACATTAGGAAGATAAAGAAGGCTATTCTATTTGAAAGTGAAAAATCAGTCATGCTTTATGGTAGTTATTTTGGTCAAGAAAATAACTACGCTCTTGCTTTATGCGGAACAAGTCTGAGTATACACCAAAGAGATTTGTTAATATCATTAGAAATTGAAGATATAACAATTGCTCTTGATAAACAATATAAAATAGAAACTATGGATGATAAGAATAATGTTGAAGCTCACAAAGAATATATTAACTATATAAAAACGTTATTAAAATTTACAAAAATGTTATCTCCATATTTTAATCTGTATGTTATTTTATGTTGGAACGATGATATATCCTACAAGGATAGTCCAATTGACTGCGGTAAAGAAACCTTTAAAAAATTATATGCTGAACGATACTTACTAGATGAAGAAGAACTATGTGAATTGCTTATAGAAAAGGAGGAGTTACAATAAGTATTATTATTGATAGGACTGGAGAAATAAATGTAAATAAATATGGTTCTGAAATGTTCATAGCAAAATATATAAATGCAAACAATATTTTAGTTCAATTTAAAGATCAAAACCAAGTAGTTATTAAAACCAAATATTGTCATTTTAGTAAAGGAGCAGTGGGGAACCCTTTTGACAAAACAGTCTGTAATAATGGGTATTTAGGGTTGGGAGTATTCAAATCGCATAATGTAAATAATGTTGTGACCCTAGAATATGATGAATGGAGACATATGCTAGAGAGATGTTACAATACAAAAATACAAAATAAATATCCAACATACATAGGTTGTACTGTTTGTGAGGAATGGCATAACTTTCAGAATTTCGCTAAGTGGTGGCGTAATAATTATTATAATGTTGAAGGCTATAGGACGGAATTAGACAAGGATATCTTAATAAAAAATAATAAATATTATTCTCCTGAAACCTGTTGTGTAGTACCTTCAAATATTAATGCGTTATTTACTAAAGGAAATAAACAAAGAGGCAAATACCCTATAGGGGTAAGTTACTACAAATCAACAGGTAAATTTGTAGCTCATTGTTGCAATGGAAAAAGACAAATCCATCTTAGTTATTGCAATACGCCAAACGAAGCATTCGCCATTTATAAAGAATATAAAGAGAAAACAATTAAAAAAATTGCAGATAAGTATAAAAAAGGAATACCTTCAAAACTTTACAATGCGTTAATAAGATACCAAGTAGAAATTACCGACTAATAATAAATAAAATAAAGGGGATGTTATTATCCAATATAAAGTATTGAATAAGGGTTATGATTTGATTAGTGAGAATGAACTGTTAGATATTCTGTTAAAAAATAGAGGGGTAGAAAATCCAAAAGGATTATTAAATGTTAATAAATCAGCTATACATGATGGAATGTTGCTAAAGAATATGGATCGAGGACTCAATATGCTTCATTGGCATATAGAGAACAATAGTAAAATACATATTATTGATGATGTAGACGTTGATGGACTTACATCAGGTGCAATCACAGACAATTACATATTAAATATTAACCCTAATATAATCATTACTCATTCAATGAATGAAAATAAAGTACATGGAATTGTTGTTAAGAGTCTTAAAGAGTATGATTTTAATTTGTTAATAGTCCCAGATGCAGGGTCATCGGATGCTAAACAATGCAAAGAATTAGTGGAGACAAGAGATGTTGATATATTAATTTTAGATCATCATGAAATGGAAGAAGTTAATTCCCATGCTGTAGTTATTAATTGCCAAGATGGACAATATCCCAATACTTCATTAAGTGGAGCAGGAGTAGTATATAAATTTATTAAAGAGTATGATAAAAAATATGGATTTAATTATGCGGAAAACAATTTAGATTTAGTAGCAATAGGTATGATTGCAGACTCTATGGACTTGAGGAATTATGAAACACGTTATTTGGCTATAGAGGGACTTAAAACGATTAATAATAAATTTATGAAACAATTTTTAATCAAAAATAAAATAGAAGAGGGAGAAAGTATTAACTTTAAGTTCATTGGATGGAAGATAGCACCCTTCATTAATGCGGTTACGAGAATAGGGACTGCTGAAGAAAGAATGGATTTGATTAACGCTTTCATAGGTAAAGAAGAAATAAGAGAATATCAACCAAGAAGGAAGCATAAGGAAGACCCTAAACCAGAGATTGTATTTCAATCACTACAAGAAAGCATGGTTCGAGGAACTACAAATATTAAAGCAAGACAAGATAAATTAGTTAAAAAATCAATGGAGGAATTAGCTTTAATAATTGAATCGGAAAAACTAAATACCAACAAAGCAATTATCATAAACGCTACAGATATACC